ATCATATGATGCAAATATTTCTGCATTTAAGCAGTTAATGTCTGCTTAAATATATCAATGGTTAGACAATGCTGATTACCTATGAAAAAGGAATTATTTAGATTACTCAATTAGGCAGTAATTGGAATAATGGCACTAATGCTAGCAGTTTCTATTGGAATTTGAATAACAGTGTCAGGAATCGTAATCGGAATATCAGCAGTCACTTAGTACATGCATTTACAAATTTTTGACATAAAAAAGAGGACTATTAACGTCCTCTTTTTTAATACAGTGCGTTGTCTGACCATGGCACTTGCCAAAACATAAAAGTCGTATTCAGAGAAGAATACGCACGCAGGGGGTTGTGTTAGTAGGCTCTAGTTAGGGTTCGAAAGCTCGATTTAATGCATACAAAAATAAAGGAAATCAAACTGTTAAATGAAACGTTTCGGAAATCTATACGAAAAAATTTATGACATGGATAATTTACGTCTGGCACACAAGAACGCTAGGAAAAACAAAGGCTGGTACAAAGAAGTTCTGATGGTCAACTCGAACCCTGATTATTATTTAGGTTTGCTGCAGGAATCTTTGATAAACAAAACCTATAAAACGTCAGAATACGAAATCTTTATCAAGAAAGACAGCGGTAAAGAAAGAGAGATTTACAAATTACCTTACTTTCCAGACAGAATTTGTCAGTGGGCGATTATGCAGGTCATTGAACCTATCCTGATTCGAAATCTGACTTTAGACACGTATTCTGCAATTCCAAAGCGTGGCATCCATTTTGGATTGAAAAGGGTTCAGCATGATATGCAGACAGATGTCAAGGGTTGTCAGTATTGTTTGAAGTTGGATGCAAGAAAATACTATCCATCTATCGACCATGACATTCTCAAAGCAAAATATGCAAGAGTGTTCAAAGACAAAGACTTGCTATGGCTGCTCTATGAAATCATCGATTCTACAGATGGAAACGTGGGCGTGCCTATCGGAAATTATTTGTCGCAGTATTCAGGAAATTTCTATTTTTCCAGTTTTGACCATTGGATAAAAGAAGAAAAACATGTCAAACATTACCATCGTTATATGGACGATATAGTCATTTTTGCTGAAACGAAACGTGAATTGCATCAGCTAAAGAAAGAAGTTGATGAATACTTTCAAACCAAACTACATTTAACAATCAAAGACAATTGGCAAATTTTTCCAACGTATGTCAGGGGTGTTGATTTCCTTGGATATAGATTCTTTTTAAACTTTACGCTTTTAAGAAAGCGTACTTGTCAGCAGATGAAAAAGAAGCTGACAAAAATCATGACCAAAGTTGCATCAGGAAAAATGATGAACTATTCGGAATGGTGTTGTATCAACAGCTATAACGGCTGGGCGAAACATTGCGATTCTTTCCGATTGAAAAGTAAATATCTGCAACCGCTCATTCCTTTTGCGACTTTGTACTACGAAACGAACGTGAAAAGAAAGACGGTTTTAGCATGACAGATTATGGACTGCAGAGAAGCACAGTCGAACCGCTGGCTTTAGAAATCACAGATTATAAAGTCTTTATCGCTACAGACATTGAACTGGTAGAAATCACTACAGATGAAGAAACCATGCAGGAATACCAGTTTAATTTGGTCGAATACGATAAAGACGAATATATCAAACTGATTTCAGAAAAGAACGAATCGCTAGAAGCACAGATGACAGACACACAAGTTGCTTTGTGTGATGTGTATGAAATGCTGGCATAAGCGTAGAAGGAAGTGACACGATGCCAAAAATCTATGCAGACTTGATTATCAAAGGAATCAAATCAATCAATGACGTGCCTGACAGAATCAAAGAGGATGTCAAAAAAATCCTGATTGAATCAGGACATGAAGATTTAACATGATGAAAATTTTTAGAGCATTTAGAAAGGTGGTGGATGCAATGGCAGTAGTATATGCAACCTTAATCATCAAAGGTGTAAAAACCATCGATGATGTTCCTGCTCGAATCAAAGAGCAGGTCAAAGCAGTCTTAATTGATTTGGATGCTCCAGAGCTTGCTGAATAAGCGCAAAGAAAGGGAAATGATTATGAGTGACAAGACAAAATCTTTTATTGAGTATGCTGCAAATCGTGCAATTCGAACTGTTTGTCAGACAGCAGTTGCTACCATTGGTACGAATGCAGTTGTGATTCAGGACGTGAATTGGACGGTGGTATTGTCAGCATCTGTACTTGCTGGCATCCTTTCTGTTCTGACTTCTATCATTACTGGATTGCCTGAACAGGAAAAGAGCGAATGAGCTATCTGACAATTATCTGTACAATTTCAACGCTCATGCTGACAATCCTAAACATCTGGAAGGGCGTTAATCATCCAGTCAAAGACTTAGAAAAACGGGTTGAAACGATAGAAGAAAAAATCCAGAGATTAGACCAAAAGTCAGAACGTGACTGGCAAGCCTTTCAGGAACAGGAAAAAGTCAATAGTATGCTATTAAAAAGCCAATGGGCAATTATGTCACATCTCTTGGATGGAAATCATACAAAGGACTTGGAAGAATGCAAGAATGAGGCAGCAGAGCTTTTATTTAAAAAAGGTGGAAAATTTTAGGAGGACTATAAAATGGCATCATATAACGAATTTAAAAATCAGGTCATCAATCGTGCTTATGACATCGATGGTGCTTTCGGGGCACAGTGCTGGGACGGTTACGCTAAATATTGTCAATATTTAAACGTTCCATACGCTAACTGTCAGCAGTCGGGATACGTCAAAGATATTTATACACAGCGCAAAACAAATGGTATGCTGAATAACTTTGATGAAGTGGAAGTGATGCAAGCTGGTGATATTGCTGTTTTCAAAGAAACTGAAGGATGGACACCATATTCACACATTGCCATTTTTGACCATGACATCGATGGTTCATATGGCATGTTCCTTGGACAAAATCAGGGTGGTACAAATGGCGCATTCAATCTTGTAAAACTGCCATATTTTGCAACATATGATTATGCTTTCCGTCCTAAAGCATTCACAAATAACACTGCCACAGTGTCCGATCAGTGGGATTATGACGCTATTTTAAGCGTTGGTGACACAGTCAAATCCAAGTCGCTGAACTTTGAAACATTGTCTGCATCCCTGCAGGAAGCCTACGTTCCAGACTTGGAAAACTGGATTCCATTGACTGATGTGACTGAAGCTGCAGATACTGGTGATGGGGCTTGTGACAACTTTTTGGCAACTACTGCAGCTAAAATCTATCTTGATCCATGCACTGTAGAAGCAATCGATGCAACAAACAACAAAGTCAAAGTACATGGCTACTGGGTAAAAGCAACACCACTTGCTAAAAAAATTTAACAATAAAAAAGTCAGGGGTGGTTTCACTCCTGATCTTTTTTTATGTCTGCACGAATTAGATTTTTTACATACGTTGCAAACGGCATTTCTACAGATTCAATTTTTTTCAAAATGTCAGAATCTGTAGAAAAGAAAAAACGGATTGTTTTTACAACCGTCTTTTCTTTTTTGTACTTTTCATTTGATGGAATCATTCACTATCCTTTCTAGTATCTTGACCAAACGTCAATCACTTTATTTGTTCTGCAGTCCAGCAGATTCACATATAGTTTATACCATCCAACGATATGATCATCATGATAATTCCAACTTTCAAATTCACCTTCAATAATCGTTCCAAAATCACCAGATTCAACACCACTTGAACCAGCGGATGCAACAAACAGTTGATGTGGATCAATGTTAAGCAGATTGGCTGCAGCTTTAATGATTTTCTTTTTATCGGATTTAGTCAGGTTAGCATTTTGGTAAAAATTGATTCTTTGTTCGTATGTCATAGTTTTTCTCCTTTTGGCTCTGGTCTGCCATCATCAGAATAGAAGTAACCAATCTTCTATTGACAAAGCCTTTCGGCTCTGTTTCGGCTATTTGAAATTTTCTAAATATTGTTTTGTAACAGTTTCAATGATTTCTTCTGTTCCTTTTCCTTCATTCATAAAATCTCTAATCATCTTTTTATATGTGGTTATGGATTTTAAATTATTAACACCCGTACATGCATACAACATTTCTTGATTTCCAAGTACCATTTTTGCACATCCTAAAGCATAGGCTTTCGTTTCGGATTCCCATTTTGTATTTTTAGATTCAATGTAGTAAATGTATTCTTTTGCGTAATATTCAAATGTTTCTTTAAGTACTTCTTTAACTGAATTGCCGATTCTGTTTGTCATGTCTTTGTCCTACTTTCTATCCGATGATAAATTCTTCATTGTATTTTTCGTAATGTGCTTCAAGGTATTTTTCGAAAAAGAATTGTGCATCGCATGGTGAATATTCAGCGTGAAGTTCTTCCAGAATTTCTGCATCCATCAGGTTGTCGATGTCATCCAGTTTATATTCATGTCCGTTGTAAGTGATGTAATCTTTTTCGATTTCTTTCAATGCATCGATGATGTCATCTGCTTCATCGTTTGTCAGTTCGTAATCATCTTTGATTTCTTCAACGTCTGTTGATCTCCAACCACCATCGAATAAATTTGCTGCTGCTTCGTAGATTTCATTTGTTGTCATTTTGTTTTCTCCTTGTGGGTATTACCCTTTGTTCATCTTTATTATATGGGTATTACCCACAAAATGCAAGCACAAAAAACAAAATTTTTTCTGTTACTAGCTTGTTACTAGTTTGTTACTAACCGCCAAAATTTCAGGCAGTTGGAAACGGCACAAATAGAAAAACGGCACCTTATATAAAGGGTGCCGTTTTCCTAAGAAAGTTTTAGAAAGGCAAGTGCGTTTGCCTTATTTTAAAGCCTGATGCAGTGGTTTGTTACTAACGTGTTTCTACTGCTGGCCTTAAATTTTATTGATTGCATCCAGTAGCGTTTCAATTTCCAAGTGGGTATAGACTTGCTGTGTTACTCCAAGTCCTTTATGACCAACAATCTTTTTGACAAGTCTGTCATCAACACCTGCAGCAACCAGCAGGGAAACGCACGTGTGTCTGGTATCATGTGGGCGATGTTTCATGCCTAGCTGGTCAAGTATCGAATTCCAGTAATTATCATAATAATTGCGGTATTGAAATTTTTCCCCATTGCGATTTGTTAAAAAATATTCAGAATCTGTCTGCATCCACTCTTGGAAAAATGGCTTGATTTTGGCACTGATCGGCACTGATCGGATCCCTGATTCAGTCTTTGATGCGACAATATCAAAGTAATTTTCATCCAGATGCACGTCTGATTTTTTCAAATCCAACAATTCAGAAATACGCACACCTGAATAGATAAGTATAAGAATCGTTCGAATATAGATAGATTCGTCAGCGTGATTCCAGAGCGTTTGTAATTCAGCATTGGTAAATGGTACATGCTCTTGTGGGTTTGGATTCCCTGCCTTGGATATATCAACGTAGCTGACTAATTGCCGTCTGTCTGGTGTAACAATCTCATGCTTCACGCACCAGTCAAAGAGTTGATTAAAAAGCTGTTTCATCTTTTTCAAAGACGGTGTATTCTTGCCTGACACATCGACAGCGTGCTGCAGATGGTCAAGTTTTATCTCTGACATTTTCATATTATGCAGACACTGACAAGCGTTGTAGGACGCTTTGTAGCCTGCCACTTGTGATTTAGACACGCTTTCAAAATGTTCGTCTGACCACTTTGCATAAACGTCTGCGAAAGTGATTGTACGTGCCTGCAGGTCAAATGGATCAGCGTTGAATTCTGTCAAAGCAATCATGGCGTCCTTTCTTGTAGGATAGTAGCCAACGAATTTGTACACTGGATAGGATTTCATTTTGATTTCATCAAATGACCATCCGACAGTTTTTCTGGCACACCATGGATTTCTTCTTTTTCCAGACAGTTTGTAGACTGATCCAAAACCGTTTGGTAATCTCATATTTTCCTTTCTGATTTGGTATAATTTGTACGTGCAGATACTGCACTAGCCTTTTATCTGGTCTGTCAAGGTAGCAGCTTGGCAGACTTTTTTTATTTTGTTATCGAAATGTTATTGAAATGTTATTGAAATGTTATTGAAATGTTAGCGAAAATTTTTCCTATTTCTACTTTACCTAAAGCAGATTCTTAAATTTGTTATCGATGTTATTGATATTTTTCTTATTTATTCAAAAATTTTAAAATGTTTTGTTTCTTAAAAAACAAAACAAGAATCAATAAATATATAAATATAGTATTTAAACAATAACATCGATAACATTTTGAATTTTGTGGTCAGAAATGCTTTAGGTAAAGCAGATTTTCATATTATCGAAAATTTTATTTCGATAACAAATATCGCTAACATCAGAATTTGCAGCGTAATTCGACAACTTTTCCGATGATTCGAACTGGTACTGTTTCCATTTCTTCATTGGAAAAATACAAAGGATCATAATCTGGATTCAATGGCTGCAGTGTGATTCCTGATTTGTGTTTGATCAGCTTCTTACACGTAGCTTCATTTCCGTTGATCTTGGCAATCACGATGTCACCATTTACAGCATCTGGTTGTTGTCTGACAATCACAACGTCAGCGTTCTGGATGCGTGGTGACATCGAATTTCCTTGAATCTTCAAGCCAAAGTAACTTCCAGTTTTAGCCATACGCATAGTGATTTCTTCCCAATCCAGCACATCTTCTATCGCTTCAATAGGCACACCAGCAGGGACTGTTCCAAGTACAGGAATTCGCAGTCCCTTTTCTATTTTGGCGGTTTCATCAGCTAAAGATGTAGCGTCATATTGTTCGTTCCAATGCTGAAATTTTTCCTGATCAGTCTTGAATTCAGATTCACCTAGCAAGTATTCCATGTTCACGCCAAGATAATCAGACAGCTTGGAAAGACTTTTGGTCGATGGTGAAGCCTTGCCTTTCTTCCACTTACTGACAATCCCTGCTGGCAGTCCAGCTTCATCAGCAATCTTTCTGACGGTCGTTTCTTTCTGATCTGCCAATTCCTGCAAGCGTTCAAGCAGTAATTCATTCATGGTTTTTCTTCCTTTCTAGCCACAACAAAAAGAAGTGAAATTTTTCACTCTAAACTGTTGACATGCTGAAAAAATTCACTATACTTATGATTGTGAAGTGAAAAAAATCACTTCCAACATAAAAAGACAAGTGAAGAATTTCAGAATTTTGTTTGGCAACTAAATTATAAAAAATACTTCACGTGTTTTCAATATGAAAAGTGATTTATTTCACTTTAAGAAAGGAGCATAAAACCTTCATGATTCTTAATAGAATCAAAGAGTTATGCACGCAAAAAGGCATAACATTGACAGAACTGGAACGTGAATGCGGTTTAGGAAAATCCACAATATTAAAATGGGACACGCAAAGTCCAAACCTTGGCAGTTTAGTCAAAGTGGCACAAACCCTGAACGTTTCCTTGGCTGTCTTACTACAAGATGATTATGAAGAAAGAAAGAATAGGGATTGATGAAGCAGCAGAGCTTCTTGGCTGCTCAAAGCAATTTTTAAGGGTTGCTTTACAAAGAAAAGTCTTTCCGTTTGGATGCGCTGTAAAAATGACTGGTGACAGATATACCTACTATATCAACCGCTCACTACTCAAACAGTACGTCAATGGAGAAAAAGCATGGTCGATTTAAAATTCGAATCCACATCATTCAGCGGTTATTCCTATGGATGGTACAGAACGATTGCTTTTTCTGATTTACTCATTGAAATGGAAAGGTGGTTTCCTGCTAGATTCTTAACACCAGTTAAAAAACACATTGGTAAGCTGTCGATGCCTTTTGCTGACAAAGACCACTTACATATTGGATGCTTTGAAATCAAAAGTGTGTATCTGGATGACTTGCCTAGATTTAAAGGAACTGAAGGTGAATACACTGGCGTTGGATATTACATTGAAGTTGACTATTCGGATGTGCTGAAGGAACTGAAAGAACATGAATTTATATCTACACCAGATAGAAGCATTACAGAGAACAGAGTGGTTTGAAAACGTTGCATACTATCTGGACATGGGACTTGGAAAAACGTTTGTAGGAGCTGAAAAGCTGACCAGATACGAAAAGAAAGTAAATCTTGTCATCTGTCAGAAATCAAAAATCAACGATTGGAAAGAACATTTTGAAAGATACTATCCACATTATAGAGTTTTGGACATCACGAAAAAATCAGGGTTAGAAGAATTTAACGAATTGTCGCACGAAAAAACAAAAAGAGTGATAGGGATTATCAATTATGAATTGGCGTGGCGCAGACAAGAATTAACCGATTTGACAGATTTCACACTGATGCTGGACGAATCATCGAAAATCCAAAACCAAAAAGCAAAGCAGACTAAATACATTCTGAAATTGAAACCTGCACACACGATACTGCTGTCAGGAACGCCAACATCTGGCAAATATGAAAATCTTTGGTCGCAGATGCATTTGCTTGGATGGAACATATCAAATCAATTGTATAACGAACAGTATGTGAATTGGCGAAAGCTGGAAACACGAACAATGACGATTCCAATCGTGGACAAAAAGAATCCATACAAGAACGTGGAACGATTGAAAACTAAGCTACGTCAGCATGGAGCAATCTTTATGAAAACTGAAGAATGCTTTGATCTACCAGAGCAGAATTTTCAAATCATCAAAGTTCCACAAACGGCTGCTTATAAAAAATTTTCCAAAAACAAAATCGTGACAGTCGATGGTCAAGAGCTGGTCGGGGAAACGATTTTGACTGAACGATTGATAAAGCGTCAGTTATGCGGTTCTTATTCTGAACCAAAGCTGACTGCACTGTCTGATCTGATTGAATCGACACAAGACAGACTGATTATTTTCTACAACTTCAATTCTGAACTGGATGCATTGAAGAAAATTGCATCTGACCATGACAGACCAGTTAGCCTGATCAATGGACAGACGAAAGATTTGAAAGCCTATGAAGAAGAATCCAACAGCATCACATTGATTCAATATCAAGCTGGTGCAATGGGTTTGAATCTGCAGAAAGCGAATCGAATCATCTATTTTACACTGACAGAAAAGTCAGAATTGTTTGAACAGTCCAAGAAAAGAATCCACAGAATTGGACAGTCCAAACCATGCTACTACTACTTACTAATAACTGAAAATTCCATAGAGGAAGAAGAAATATTGCCTACTTTGAAGATTCGTCAAGAGTACACTGACGATTTATTTGAGGACTAACCAATGAAGAAATATTGCAAAAATTATGAAGGTGCTGAATGTGGTTACACGATCTGTTGCGGTCACTGCCCAAAGCTGAATCTTTGTGATGCAGTATGTGACTGGTACAAAGAAGAATCGAACACATGCGAATGTAATGAAGATACTGATCAGCTTGATTTTGCTGAAGCACACGCAAATCTGCTGAAAGAAATCACTGCTACACAGATTGCGGTCAAAGCCTATGAAGAACGTCTGACAGAGCTTAAAGAGCAGTTGAAAGACATCATGACGGTTGAAGGACTGGATGCAGTAGAAAACGATTCGGTAACTGTAAAATACGTCAAACCATCTACACGCACCAGCGTTGACACCAAAGCCTTGAAAAAAGACATGCCTGACATCTTCCAGAAGTATTCCAAAACAACCGATGTTGCTGGCAGTCTTAGACTGACGCTGAAGAAAAAATAACATGTCGATTGGTGGAAACATTCGATACTACAGAGAAGAAGCAGACTTGACGCAACAACAGTTGTCTGAACGATGTGGAATTTCAGTCAGTTCGATAAAGAAATATGAAAAAGGAATAAACAAACCAAAAATCGAACACGTTGGAAAGATTGCGCAAGCGTTATTTGTGCATCCAGAAAAGATTTATGGCAAAGATGCGTGGAACGCTCTTTGGGAATACGAATCAACGTTTGAAGAAAAAACACTAGCTGAATATTCAACAGACGAACTTTTAGCAGAACTGAAAAGACGGTGTAAGGAATGAAAGAAAAGAATTTTGAAAAACAGGTGAAAGAATACCTGAAATCAATCGATGCGTATTACATCAAGTATTGGGGCGGTGGAGCATACACAAAATCTGGCGTGCCTGACATCCTTGCTTGTATCGATGGAAAATTTTACGGCATTGAATTAAAAGCAGACACAGGTAAACCATCGGAATTACAGCTTTGGAATTTAAACCATATCGAAAAAGCTGGTGGTTATGCTTTGCTTCTTTATCCAGATGATTTTGAGGATTTCAAAAAATTCGTTTCTGATCCGAAAAATAACTGGAAGATTTACGTCAATCTTTATGGAAGAAACCGATTGCGTTGGGAGAATTACTATGGACTTAACAATGATGGAACAGATTAACATGAGCAGAAAACAGCGTTTACAAGAGCAGGAAGAAATGCGAATTGCTAAAGCTCTTGAAGCTGATGGACAACCTGATGGACTGGATTTTGACTGGATTGACGAATATAACAAGACGAAAATTCAATCGACATTCAACAAGAATTCAATCAAGAAAGAGAAGAAACAGGATGCAGAAATGAACATGACTGCACTGCTTACAGCTTTGATTTCCGCAGAATTGATTATCATTGGAAGAAAGTTTGGACTATGAGATTTTCATACAGTCAGATTGGATTGTATGAACAGTGTCAATTCAGGTGGTTTTTGCGATACATGGAAGGTCTGGAAGTCATTGATCCATGTGATCCAGCGTCTGCACTGAAGCTTGGAACAGCGTTGCATAAAGGCATAGAAACAGATGCAGAAACGGCAATTGCTGAATACTTTATGAGCTATCCAGTCATCGATGAAAGACACGTGGATGAAGCGATAAAGCTGGAATACTGGATTCCAAAGGTCAAAGAAATGATTCCTGCAGATACACTTCACGAGCAGGAAATCAGAACAGATTATTTTCTTGGCTATATTGACGCGCTAGTTCCATGCACCAAACTTGATGCCAACCTTCCTGACGGACGCTTTGATCTGATTGATTTCAAATATTCCAATTCTGACAGATATAAAGATTCTGGTCAGCTTTCCGTTTACAAATATTTTCTGGAAAAGACTACAGGCAAGCGAATCAGAGATATGTACTTTATGCTGATTCCTAAGACGCAAATCAAAAAGAAGAAAGAAGAAAGCGAAGAAAGCTACAGAAAAAGAATCTATGAAGATATGCAGTCCAAAGAAATTAAGCTGCTGAAAATGGACTATGAACCTGACAAAGTGGCTGCATTTTTGGAAACCTGCATCCGAATACAAAACGCTGAAACATTTAAAAAAGAACCATCCTATTTGTGTGGATGGTGTAAGTATAAAAAATTTTGTGAAAAAGGAGATGAAACAATGATTTTGCCAAAGGCAGAACGCAGAGAAATCAACCCTGACAAACAACGAAAAATTTGGATTTACGGAAATTCATTTTCTGGAAAAACAACGTTTGTCGATTCTGCACCTAACCCTTTAAACCTTAACACTGATGGAAACATCAAATTCGTCACGATGCCTTACGTGCCAATCAAAGATACGATGGATGGACGTATTCGTGTAATGGCTTGGGAAAACTTCCTGAACACGCTGTCAGAGCTTGAAAAGACAGCAGGACAGAACGGATTCGACACGATTGTCGTGGATCTGCTCGAAGATTTGTATCAATCATGCCGTTTGTACATGTACAAGAAAACGGGCATCGAACACGAATCAGATGATAATTTCCGAGCTTGGGACAAGCTGGACAACGAATTCCTTCCAGCGATGCGCCGTTTCTTTGCACTCGATTATAAAAATCTGGTCATCATCTCAAAAGAGGACGATACGAAAGACATCATGAAAAAGTCGGGTGACAAAATCACAGCAATCAAACCTGCAATCCGTCCGAAAATTGCTGACAAGCTGGCAGGTATGGTTGACATCGTTGGACGTGTAGTCGCAGAAGAAGATGGAACACGCACCCTGAATTTCAAATCCAATGAAGTCATCTTTGGTGGTGGTCGCTTGACCAATCTTAAAAAAGAACAGATTCCTCTTAAATGGGAATCGCTGATGGAGGTGTATGACGAATGTGTTGGAATCAAACACGATTCTGCACCAGTGTCTGCAGCAGAATCTAAAGTTCAAGACGAACCAAAGCAGACACGTACACGCACCCGTTCACGCACACGCAAAGAACCTGAAGCAGAACAGGAAGAACCGCCAAAGGCTGAAGAAGTAATGTATAAACCGATGACGGTTGAACCAGTCGCTGTTGCATCAGCAGAACCAGTCGCTGAACCTATCAGCACAGATGAAACACAGTTCGATGTAGCTACACATGCACCAGCAGAGGAAGTAAAAGAAGAACCAAAACAACGCACACGCAGAACTAGAAAGGCAAGAGAATAAGTATGAGCATTTTTGATAAATGGAATCAGTCAGTCGATACTGAAGGACTGGCAAAGGATGTAAAAGCTGCTGAAGAATCTGGCGGTGGAACATATGTGGAAGTTCCAGTTGGACGCTATGAAGTCGAAATTAACAAGATGGAACTGAAAGAATCCAAGGCAGGAAAACCGATGTTCACGTGCTGGATGAAAATCTTGAAAGGTGACTACAAAAATTCATTGTTGTTCTACAACGCAGTCATCACGCAGGGTTTCCAGATTGGTCAAGTAAATAAATTTTTGCGTGGCCTTGATGCGCTGGATCAGGCAGAAATCGAATTCAAAGATTACTCACAATACAATGATTTGATTATGGACATCAGAGAAGCGATTGAGGACTATGGATTGGCATACGTAGTCGATTTTGAGAAAGTCAAAGATTTTCCAAAATACACAATCGAAGATGTTTTCGAAAAATGATTTTCTATGATTTTGAAGTTTTCAAGTATGACTGGTTAGTGGTCATACTTGATACAGCTTCACAAACAGAAACCGTCATCGTCAATGATGCAGGGAAACTGGAAGATTTCTATCAAGAACATGTACACGATATTTGGACAGGCTACAACAGCACACGTTATGACCAATTTATTTTAAAAGGCATACTGGCTGGCTTTGATCCGAAAAGAATCAATGACTGGATTATTCAGCGTGGACAGTCTGGCTATTCTTTCAATTCAGCTTTGCAAAAATATCCTTTGATTTCATACGACGTTATGGAGCGTAACGATGGAAGCCTGAAGAAATTTGAAGGGTATATGGGAAATGACATCGAAGAAACATCTGTTCCTTTCGACATTGACAGAAAGCTGACAGAGGACGAACTGAATCAGACTATCTACTATTGCAGGCATGACGTGGAGCAGACAATAGAAGTATTCATGGAAAGGCAATCAGATTTCAATGCACAGCTACAACTATTGATTCTGTATAAATACCCATTGAATTATCTATCAAAAACGAAAGTGCAGCTTTCAGCAGAAATCCTAGAAGCACAACCAAAATTGTTTGATGATGAATTTAATATCAGCTTTCCGGAATGTGCAATCATCAAAAAATACACGCAAGTCAAAGACTGGTATGCTGACTGGTCAAACAGACGATACAAGCTGACTACCAAAACGGGGGCGCAAGTA